GATTGGAAGGGCAAAACACTTACTGCAATGCACAGTTGGGAACCAACAAGCCATTCTTTAGGTTTTATTTGGTATGCACCAGACCATGTTCGTGCATGGCGTACTGATGTGTATGAAAAAATTGGTGGTCATAATCCAGAGTTGTCAATCTGTGATGACCATGAATTGTGTATTCGTACATACATGAATACCAAAATGAAAAGAATACCAAAAGTTTTGTATATCTACCGAATCACAGGTGATAACACTTGGATTGAAAGAAACCAGGCCATACAGGATAAAACCAGGGAACTGTTTAATCTAAACATTAGGTCACTTGCAGAAAGAGATGCACAGATTAAAGGCCTGTTGTGTGTTGATATTGGTGGAGGTTTAAATCCATATCCAGGCTATTATAGTGTTGATCTAAGAGAAGATGCGGATATGGTATATGATTTGAATGATGGTATACCATTAAATGACAATTCTGTTGGTGTGTTAAATGCAAGTCATATCATAGAACACCTGCACGATAAAACAAAAATCATGGCTGAAATACACCGTGTACTCGCACCTGGCGGTTGGGCATTTATAGAAGTGCCGAGTACAGATGGTCGTGGTGCATTCCAAGATCCAACTCATGTCAGTTACTGGAATGAAAACAGTTTCTTGTATTACACCAATTCTTATTTGGCAAATTTCATAGATAATAAAACAATTCGTTTCCAAGAGTATCGTAAAGAAACTTGGTTTCCAAATGATTGGTTAAAAAGTTTGAATGTCTGTGTGACCACGGCATGGTTAGTGGCCATTAAGGATGATATGCCACGGTTACCAGGCCAGTTGAACATATAAATACCTAAAAAACTATGGGTATTTTACATGTCAACAATAACTACAAGATCACAATTTAAAGATTATTGCCTTCGCAGACTTGGTTTCCCAGTAATTGATATAAATGTTGACGATGACCAGGTGGAAGACCGTATCGATGATGCGATTCAATATTGGCAAGATTATCATTTTGATGGTATGCAAAAGGTGTATTATGTACACAAAGTAACACAAGATGATATTGACCACAAATATTTGGATCTTTCCAATATCAGAGATTCTTCCAACAACGAAACCACGGTGCTTGGCGTAACAAGAATATTCCCACTTCAAGATTCACTATCATCAGTCAACATGTTTGACTTGAGATACCAGTTGCGTTTAAATGAATTGTATGATTTTACATCAGCATCATACATCAATTACACATTAACACAACAACATTTGCGTTCTTTGGAACTTATGTTCACTGGTGAAATACCAATTCGTTTTCAAAGACACATGCAAAGATTGTTTATTAGTTGGGCTTGGGGTGCATCAGAAGCACCAGTAGGTACAACTGCAATCATTGAATGTTATACAACATTAAATCCTGATTATTATGGTAATGTATACAATGATCGTTGGCTCAAAGAATATACAACAGAATTGATTCGTAAACAATGGGGTTCCAACCTTAAAAAGTTTGGTGGAATTCAACTACCAGGTGGTGTTGTACTGAATGGCGATAAAATTTATGAAGATGCTGAAACAGAAATTCGCCGTTTAGAAACAGAAATGGAAAATAACTACGGTGGTGTTTTGGAATTCTATCTAAACTAAAATGGCAACATCAGTATACTTTAATAATTATAATTCCACAAAAGAACAACATGTGGTAGAGGACTTGATTGTTGAATCAATCAAGATCATGGGTTTTGACGCATATTATTTGCCCATTTTCAACCAAGAAGATAGAGATATTCTTTACGGAGAAGATCCAGTCAAAAAATTTAAATCTGCTTTCCCTGTTGAAATGTATCTTTCTTCTGCACTGGAATACGGCGGTGAAAGAGAATTCTTTACAAAGTTTGGTTTAGAAATTAAAAATAACGTAACAGTTATACTTTCAAAAAGATCCTTTTCACAGAGAGTACCACAAAATTTATTTACCAGACCACGTGAAGGCGATTTGATTTATGTGCCGTTCTTGTATGGTACTGGTGAAATATTTGAAATTAAATTTACTGATGCAACTAAAGACTTCTTTACATTAGGTCGCAAGATTCCGTATTTCTACGAATTGCATTTAGAGAAATTAAAATATTCACAAGAAGTTATCGATACTGGTGTTGGTGTTATTGATGATGTGGTAACACAATCAGGTTATACAATTGATTTCCATGCTGGTCCACCAGGAAACAGAGTTAACTTTATACAAAAAGAAATCGTATATCAATCACCAGATCAAACACATGCAAACGCAACAGCTGTGGCTATTGTTCAAAATTGGAACAAGCCAACATATATGTTAAGTGTTACAAATATAGCTGGTGAATTTGTTCCAGGTGATTTAATTTTTGGTGCAGAAAGTGGTGCAAGATACACATTAACTGTATATGATCCATTGAAAGATGGCAATCCATTAAAAGATAGTACACGAAATGAAACATATGACAATCTTTATATTGAAAATCAGGCCAATAACATCATAGACTTTTCAGAATCTAATCCATTTGGAACATTATAATGGCCGCAATACAGTATAATCGCATCATTCGTAAACTGGTTGTTGCTTTCGGCAACATGTTTAACGATATAAAACTGGTCAGATATAATCCTGATGCCAGTGAAGCTGAACGTTTTCTTATACCAATTGCATATGCAACAAAAGAACGTTATGTCATGCGTCTTGAAGATGATTTGGATCTAGATAAAAAGGTTCAAGTTGCATTACCAAGATTTTCTTTTGAAATGACTGGTATGAATTATGATGCAAGCAGAAAACAAAATTCAAATGTTCAAAGATTTGCACAAACAAACAACGGATTACTAAGCCAATATAATCCTGTGCCATATGATTTTGATTTTAGCTTGTATCTGTATGTCAGAAACATTGAAGATGCAACACAAGTATTGGAACATATTCTTCCATATTTTACACCGGACTACACGTTGAAAATCAATATGATTCCTGAAATGGGAATTGTAAAAGAAGTGCCAGTTATTTTTAAAGATGCAGATCACGAAATCATTTATGAAGGCGATAGAAATCAAGAAACCAGAATGATTATCTGGACACTTAGATTTACTGTCAAAGGTTTTATATTTGGCAAGACTTCTGGTCCAATTAATGTGATTAAAACAGCTATCACAAATATATTAGATAAAATTACACCAGAAGATATTGTTCAATTCAACATGTCACAACCAGGTATAGGAAATTATCAAATAGGTGAACCTGTTTATCAGGGTTTTTCATATGGAAATGCAACGGCTACAGCAAGAGTTGTTATGTGGTCTAATGGCATTTTACATTTAACAGAAATGAATGGTAACTTTGTAAGTAATTTACCAATTTATGGTGTCAATACAAATGCAAGTTATCAATTCTTCTCCTATAACATTGCTTCTGATGCACCATTTAATTATGTCACAATGACAACTGTACCAAATCCAAATACGGCTTTGGCCAATGGTTTGTATACTTACACCACTTATATACAAGAAGGAAACAACGCACCAACCGTTATACTTGGTGGTGCAAACAATCAAATCGTTTATGTTCCTCCTGCACAATCATTGCCAGACAACACAGACTACTGGCATAATCAAGATATAGATTTACTACAATGACAATCAGAAAATTACAGTTTAAAAGATATGCAAATAATGTAATTGCTACAACGGTTGGAGCTGCTGGTGAATTAATTATTGACACATCTGATTATGCAATAACTGTGCATGATGGTATAACACCCGGTGGTCATAAAGTTTCATCAGGAACCGGTACTGTAGGTCCACAAGGATTGCCAGGCGTTCAAGGTGCAACTGGCAATAATGGTGCTCAAGGACCACAAGGTGATGTGGGTGCTCAAGGATATCAAGGCATAGCCGGAGATATCGGTTCACAAGGACCACAAGGTTCATCAGGTAATGATGGTCCTCAAGGACCACAAGGTGAAATAGGAAATATAGGACCACAAGGTGTTCAAGGATCAATTGGTAATACAGGACCACAAGGTCCCCAAGGCGTTCAAGGAAGTACAGGTACAATAGGACCACAAGGTCCCCAAGGCGTTCAAGGAAGTACAGGTACAATAGGACCACAAGGTGTTCAAGGAAGTACCGGTACCACAGGTCCACAAGGGCCACAAGGTGTTCAAGGTTCTACAGGACCACAAGGTATTCAAGGTTCAATTGGTACAACAGGACCACAAGGACCACAAGGTGTGCAAGGTTCCATAGGTACTACAGGACCACAAGGACCACAAGGTGTGCAAGGTTCCATAGGTACTACAGGACCACAAGGACCAACAACAATACCTCAAAATGCACAATCAACCGGATATACACTCCAATTAACAGATTCTGGAAAGCACATTTATTTAACCTCATCAAATACAATTACCATCCCCGCAAATTCTGTAACATCTTTTGCCAATGGTACTACGATATCAATTATTACAAACAGTTCAGCAACAGCTACAGTTGCAATTAATACTGATACATTATATCTTGGAGGAACAGGAACGACAGGATCAAGAACCATCTCAACATATGGCATGGCAACTTTAATTAAAGTAGATAATACAATTTGGTATATTTCTGGAGCTGGAGTTTCGTAATGAGTATAATCCAAGCATCCACTTTTTGGTGGAAAAGTTCAAGCAGCGGCGGCAGCATGGTCACCACTAACCTCCTGTTTAGCTTAGATGCTACACAATATTCAGGATCAGGAACAAGTTGGCCAGATAGTACGGATCATGGCACACAAAATAATTTTACATTAACGGGCAGTCCTCCATATACTTCCGGTAGCAGTGGTTATTTCAACTTTACCAGTGGTAGCACCATGCGAGCGCAAAGTGCTAATAACTTAATGAAAAATAACCTAGCGGCTTATACTAAAGCCATATTGTTTCAACCACCTACGTTAATTGCACCGCCAGGTCATGCAATTAGTAGTTCATCGGAAACAGGACCATTTTTTGCAATTGTTCAAGGATCTGCAACCGCTGGTAATAGTAATTCAACCGCAATTACATATACAAAAAGTCCAAATTTTTCTAACACACTTTGGTATTATTTAATTGTAACTTTTGATAGCACATTAGGTTCAAATAATTGGAAATTTTATTTAAATGGCAACGCAACACCGGTGGCACAAGCAACCAGTAATACAAAAAATTCTAATCCAGCAACCATACAAATTAATGCTTCTTCAAATTCTAATGGTTTTCAAGGTAAAATAGCTGTGGTTCAGATGTGGGAAAAAGCACTCACGGGTTCAGAAGTGACACAGATGTACGGATTATATTCTAATAGATATAAATTTGTTTAATAAACCAGATATAAAAAATATGAATACGTTTGATAAAAACATGGAAAAAATTTTCGATGTAACACCCGTTGAGCCGGTTCAGCCAGCTCAGCCATTGGTGCCGGTAGAAAACAATCCTGTGGATAAATTGGATTTAAAACAAGATTTAGTTGATTCATACGAACAAACCAAATCAAACCTACAGGATCTTATTGATAATGGTAAAGATGCAATGGAAGAATTGCGTCAGATTGCCAGTGCCGGCCAGCATCCACGTGCGTTTGAGGTGTATGCCACTTTGTTAAAGAACGTGGTAGATGCAAACAAAGAATTATTAAATGTACAAAAACAAATGCGTGATATGGATGTTAAAAAGAAAGACGGAGATACTAGAATAGATAAAGCAATTTTTGTTGGTTCTACCGCAGAATTAAGTAAACTCATTAAAGGTAAAGAATGATTTACCATAATCATCACAAAATACCAAAACATGCAGGCGGATCAGATGACCCATCAAATATTATAAGGTTAACTGTTGAAGAACATGCAGAAGCTCATCGTTTGTTATATGAACAATACGGAAGATGGCAAGATTATGTAGCATTTAAGGCATTAGAGGGAACCGCACCTAAAACAGAACTAATCAAAATGATACAAAGCTTTGCTACAAAAGGAAAAAAACAATCCATAGAACACATACAAAAAAGAAAAATGTTTGGTGAAAAAAATCCAATGTATGGAAAATTTGGTGAATTGAACCCAATGTATGGTAAAAAAGGTGAGTTGTCTCCTAATTTTGGTAAAAAACATTCTAAAGAAACAAAAGAAAAAATATCAAAAAATCACAAACAAAAAGGAATAAAACCACCATCACAAAAAGGCATACCAAAAAGTGAAGAACACAAAAATAAACTAAGTAAACCTAAACCGAAACTTGTTTGTAGATTAAAAGACAGAAAAGAAATGTCTTTATCAAATTTTTCAAATTGGGTTAGAATGGAAGAAAATGGTGGAAAAAGAAGAAATTGAAGATTTTGAAATAGGATCTAATTCAACTTATAGGGACAATCCGCTTCTCAAAAAAGCAGGAGTTAAGATTGAATACACACAAGAACAAGTTGATGAATACATCAAATGTTCTAAAGACCCAGTTTACTTTGCAGAAAATTATGTAACGATTGTTAACGTTGATGTGGGTTTAATGAAGTTCAAAATGTGGGACTTCCAAAAAGAAATGATTAAGGTTTATCATGAAAATCGTTTCTCAATCACTAAATGTCCCCGTCAGGTTGGTAAAACCACCACATCAGTTGCATATCTTTTGTGGTTAACACTCTTTACAGACACACAAAACGTTGCAGTTTTGGCCAACAAAGGCTCTTTGGCACGTGATATTCTTGCCAAATATCAGTTAGCATATGAAAATCTACCTATGTTTCTACAACAAGGCGTTATGGTATGGAACAAAGGTAACGTAGAATTAGAAAACGGTTCAAAGATTATTGCAGCCTCAACATCATCAAGTGCAATCCGAGGCGGTTCTTTTAACTTGGTATTCTTGGATGAATTTGCGTTCGTTCCAAACAACATTGCAGAAGAATTCTTCAACTCAGTTTACCCTGTAATTTCATCAGGTAAAACTTCCAAGATTATTATTGTATCCACACCAAACGGTATGAATCTGTTCTACAAGTTGTGGATGGATGCAATCAATAAGAAAAACAATTACAAGACATTTGAAATCCATTGGTCAATGGTACCAGGTCGTGATGAAGCCTGGAAAGAAGAAACAATTCGCAACACATCCGAACGCCAGTTTAGACAAGAATTTGAAACCGAATTCTTAGGTTCGTCCAACACATTGATTTCTGGTTACAAACTACAGACCATGGTGTATCGAGATCCAGTAATAACACATGATAGTCTAAGAATTTATGAACAACCAATTAAAGAAGGTGAAAACGGTTCAAAGTCCGATCATCTGTATTGTATTTGTGTTGACGTTTCTGAAGGTAAAAACTTAGACAGTTCTGCATTTCAGGTTATTGATATATCAGAAACACCTTATAAGCAAGTTGCATCATATAATTCTTCTTCAATTACACCAATATTATTTCCAACTGTCATATACAATACAGCAAGAATGTATAATGATGCATATGTTTTGGTGGAAATTAACAACAATCCACAGGTTGCCGACTCATTACATGCGGATTTTGAATATGAAAACCTATGGAAAATATACACGGGCAATAAAAAACCACAACAATTAAGTGCTGGCTTTGCACGTGGTATACAAATGGGTTTGAAAATGTCACCGCAAGTTAAGGCTATTGGTTGTTCAAACCTAAAAACTTTAATTGAAGGTGACAAATTATACATCTGTGACTTTGATACTTATTCCGAATTGACAACCTTTGAACAACAAAAGAATTCGTTTAAGGCTGCCGATGGTGCTAATGATGACTTGGTTATGTCTCTGGTGATATTTGCATGGGTTTCCACTCAACAATACTTCAAAGAAATTGTAAATCACGATATCAGAAAACAAATTCAGCTGGAACAGATGAATCAGATGGATGAAAACATCCTTCCTGCACCAATAATTGACGATGGACTTGAAACACCATTTGAAATATTAGATGGTGATTTGTGGGAAGTTGCAAATGGCGGAGAAACCTATGCAAGTTTCATACGAGAACGTCTTAATAACTTATAAATCCAGCCTTTCATAAATATTCTTTATGGTATTCTACTGCCAAAAGGACATATAATAATTCAAGGAGAATAAAATGGCATTTCAAATCTCTCCAGGCGTAAATGTTTCAGAAGTTGACCTAACTACGGTTGTTCCTTCTGTTCTAACTACTGCTGGTGCTTTTGCTGGACAATTTAGATGGGGCCCAGCCAATCAAGTAAAGCTGATTGATAGTGAAATCACTCTAACCAAAACATTCGGAACTCCAGATGCTAATTCAGGAGTATCTTTTTTTACTGCGGCTAATTTCTTGTCTTATGGAAACAATCTAAGTGTTGTTAGAGCAATTGACGCAAGCTCAAAAAATTCTGATTCAAACACATCTACAGCCAACATTTTGGTTGAAAATGATGAAATTTTCCAATCAACATATCTATCTACCGACAATCATGACTTGTACGGACCTTTCATGGGACGTTTTCCAGGTTCTGTCGGCAATGGCATAGAAATCTCTGTTTGCGATAATGAAACAGATTTTGCATCATGGGATTACAAAGGTTATTTCCAAAGTGCTCCTGGAACATCAACACACGCAACAGAAAGTGGTGGCGCATATGATGAAATGCACATTATTGTTATTGATACCACAGGAAATTTTGGTCCAGTTAACGCAGTATTAGAAACATACGCATTTGTTTCAAAAGCTTTTGATGCAACCGTTAACGGTGAATCAAATTACTACAGACAAGTCATTTTCAATAAATCAAAATATATCCACTCAATGGGTCCTGTTGACTATCCAAATACAAATTCTACTTGGGGTCGTGATTCAAGAACAACTTTTGACAGACTATCTGGTATTCAAGAATATGTTTTAACTGGCGGTGCAACTCAAACTGTTTCTGATGGTGATTTGGAAACCGCATACGATTTATTCAGCAACAAAGAAACCATCGACATTTCTTTGGTGTTGACAGGTGATGCAAGTGCAACAGTTCAAAATTATGTAATTTCTTCAATCAGCGCCGGTCGTGCAGACTGTGTTGCGTTTGTTTCTCCACCAAAATCAGCAGTTGTTAATAATGCAGGTAACGAAACATCTGATATTCAATCATGGTTGTCAGCATTAAACACAGTTTCTTCATATGCTGTTGCAGATTCAGGTTGGAAATATCAATACGATAAGTATAACAACACATATCGTTGGATTCCATTAAACGGTGACGTTGCTGGTTTGTGTGTATACACAGATACAACACGTGATCCATGGTTCTCTCCTGCCGGTTTCAATCGTGGTCAAGTAAAGAACTGCATTAAATTGGCATGGAACCCATCAAAAACATACCGTGACACATTGTATGCAGCCGGTGTAAACCCAGTGGTTTCTTTCCCTGGCCAAGGTACAGTTCTATTTGGTGATAAGACACTGTTGAACAAACCAAATGCGTTTGACCGTATCAATGTTCGCCGTTTGTTTATCGTCCTAGAAAAAGCAATCGCACGTGCAGCTCAATCTTCATTGTTTGAGTTGAATGATGAATTTACCAGAGCACAATTTATCTCTTTGATTACACCATTCTTGCGTGACGTTCAAGGTCGCCGTGGTATCACAGACTTCAAGGTTGTTTGCGATACAACAAACAATACACCACAAGTTATTGACTCTAACAGATTTGTTGGTGATATTTACATTAAGCCTGCTCGTTCAATTAACTTCATTCAATTGAACTTTGTTGCTGTTGGTACTGGTGTAGATTTTGCCACAATCGTTGGTGCAGTCTAATAAATAAACCAATAATAGGAGAATACAATGGCATTCAATGTAGCAGAATTTAGAAGTCAGATGACTGGGGACGGTGCCCGTCCTAATCTGTTCTCTGTTTCTTTGACATTTCCATCATTTGTAAATGGTGGTACAGACGCAAGTAGAAAAGTAACTTTCATGGCCAAAGCTGCTCAACTGCCTGGTTCAACAATCAGTACAGTACCAGTTTATTATTTTGGTCGTGAAATGAAATTTGTTGGTAACAGAAGCTTTGCTGACTGGACACTAACAATTATTAACGATGAAGATTTTACAATCCGTAATACAGTTGAAAAATGGATGAACGCATTGAATAGCCACGAATCCAACGTTCGTGATTTTAATGCTAAACAACCATCAGGTTATTCTGTAGATGCCGAAGTTATCCAATATGGTAAGTCCGGCAACGAATTGAAGAAGTATTCATTTGTTGGTTTATTCCCAATTGATCTAGCGGCAATTGCTCTAGATTGGGCATCAAATGATACTATTGAAGAATTTGATGTTACATTTGCTTACCAATACTGGACAGCAATAGAATCAACAACTTGATTTTAACGGGAGGCTTCGGCCTCCCATTATGTTTTTTTGACTTTGTAATTAGAATAGAGAATATATGGCAACACCTAATAAATTTTCGCTGTTTGGTTTCACGATTTCACGTGAAGCTAAAGAAGTGTCGGATGGCGTTCAACAATCCTTCACTCCTCCTTCACAGGAAGACGGCGCATTAACTATAACATCTGCTGCTTATTATGGCACATATGTTGACTTGGACGGTACCGCAAAGAATGAGGTAGAACTCATTTCTCGTTACCGTGAAATGGCTATGCAACCAGAAATTGAATCTGCAATAGATGATATAGTTAATGAAGCAATTTGCCAAGACGATGATGGCAAAACTATTGAGATTGTTTTAGATAATTTAAAACAACCAGAAAAAATTAAAAACGCAATCAAGGCAGAATTTCAAACCATTTTGCGTTTGATGAATTACAACAATATGTCTCAGGATATTTTCCGTAGATATTATGTTGATGGTCGTTTATACTATCATGTTATTATTGATCGTGAGTCACCTCAAGAAGGTATTAAGGAACTACGTTATGTAGATCCAAGAAAAATTCGTAAGGTGCGTGAAATGAGGAAACAAAAAGATGAAAGAACAGGCGCAGAAATCGTACAAACAGTCAATGAATACTACCTCTACAATGATAAGGTTGTCACTGGTAGTAGTTCTAATTATGGTCCTATTGGAGTTCGCATCACAACTGATTCTGTTCTTTCTATCGTATCCGGTCTTATGGATAGCCGCCGTGCTGTGGTACTTTCTTATTTACATAAAGCGATCAAACCATTAAACCAGTTGCGTATGATTGAAGATGCGACAGTTATCTATCGTATCTCACGTGCACCAGAACGCCGTATTTTCTACATTGACGTTGGCAATTTACCAAAGTTAAAGGCCGAACAATATCTCCGTGATATCATGGTCAAATATAAAAACAAATTGGTATACGATGCAAATACTGGTGAAGTCCGTGATGATCGTAAATTTTTATCTATGATGGAAGATTTCTGGTTGCCACGCCGTGAAGGCGGTAAAGGTACCGAAATTACTACATTGCCTGGTGGCCAAAACTTGGGTGAATTGGAAGATGTTAAGTACTTTGAAAAGAAACTATACAAAGCACTTAATGTACCTATTTCTCGTTTGAATCCAGAATCATCTGGTTTTACCATTGGTCGTGTTGCAGAAGTCACACGTGATGAATTAAAGTTCAGTAAGTTTGTTGACCGTCTACGTAATAAGTTTTCAGAAATATTTGACCAGGCTTTGCGTGTGCAATGTGTACTGAAAGGTATTTGTACTGAAGAAGAATGGAATGAATTCAAAGAACATATCTATTTTGACTTTATAAAAGACAATAACTTTAGTGAACTAAAAGAAGCGGAGTTGATGCAGAACCGTTTACAATTATTGGGTTCTGTTGATCCATATACAGGTCGTTATTTCTCCCAAAAATGGATTCAGCGTAATGTATTGCGTTTGTCTGATGACCAAATTAAAGAAATGCAGGTTGAAATTGATGAAGAAAAAGATGCAGGTCTTGGATTGCCAGTTGAAGTTACAAATCAAGTTGCAACACAACAAATGGTTGGTCAAGTGGATGCAGAAAATCAACTTGCTTTGGCACAATCTATGCCACAAGAAGGACAAGGTGGTGGATCTTCAAAACCAAAAACAGAATCTAAAGCTGACCTGAGTTTAGAAGATAAAACGTTTAATAAATTGAAGCGAATACTATAAATATTTCATTAGGAGAAAATTATGGACCCAAGACAAATCGTAGACTTTGCAGATGAAGGAAAAGCCAAAGAAATGCGTGATGCATTTTATGCTGCTTTGCAAGACAAGGTAATGGCTCATATCGAAGCAAAGAAAATGGAAGTTGCACAAAATATGTTCAATACACAACCAGACCCTTTGGCAACTGCTGTGGATGAACCAACACCTCAATAACAGGAATAAGAAATGGCAAATGCTTATACATTTCAAACAATAAAAGATACCACAGAACACGTGGTTATTAAATTAACCGCATCTTTTGATGGATCAGGACAAGAATCTAATACAGCCAGAATTCAAGCCAACACCCTTTATGGTGCATTAAACGCAAACACAACACCTGGTCTATTAAGTAGTGGAGGTTCTGCTCTTCCATATTACGGACTTTCAGTTTATAGAGTTTGGTATGATTGCGCTGCAACAGGTGATGTAGAACTTTATTGGAAAGCCAACGCAAATAAAACAATTATGTTCTTAAATGGTAATGGTGAATATGATGGTGCAGGAAACTGGGTAACAATTCCAAACAATGCGGCGGGCACAGCAGGTTGCAATGGTGATATAGGCATCGTAACACGTGGAATGGTTGCAAACGATAGTTACACCATTATTTTAGAACTACGTAAAGACAATGCATACTACCAACGTGGCCAGTTCAATGATCCTGCAGCATTCAACTATTCTCCATACAATTTGCGTCCATAAGGAACCAAAATGAAATTAATTAAAGAAGTTGTAGAAGATGTTAATTATCTTGTCGAGGAAAAAGACGGCAAGAAAACTCTTTACATCGAAGGTCCTTTTCTGGTTGCCGAAGCCGTAAACAGAAATGGTCGCAAATACCTACGTGAAACCATGCAAAAAGAAGTTTCACGTTATACAGACGAATACATTAATAAAAACCGTGCCTTTGGTGAACTGGGTCATCCAGACACACCAAGCATTAATTTGGATCGTGTTTCACATTTAAATGTGTCTCTACGTGAAGATGGTAATGTTTGGATAGGCAAAGCAAAAATTCTTGACACACCTATGGGTAACATTGCAAGAAACCTTATCGAAGGTGGTGGCCAACTTGGCGTATCATCTAGAGGTATGGGATCTCTTAAAAGTGTGAATGGTATTAACATTGTGCAAGACGATTTTCATCTGGCCACAGCGGCAGATATAGTAGCCGATCCTTCTGCGCCTGGAGCTTTTGTTCAAGGCATTATGGAAGGTAAGGAATGGATGTTAGTTGACGGCATTTGGACTGAAGTTCAATTAGAGAAAGCCAAAAAAATCATTAAAGAGGCTTCTCGTAAAGACATTGAAAAAGTAAGTCTACAAATATTCGAAAACTTCATCAAAAAACTTTAATTATAAATATCCAATATAAAAATCAAGGAGATTCTCAACATGGGAAATAAAAATCTAGCTGATGCCGCTAAAGCAGTTCTGATGAATGAAGGCGCAAAAGAAAATTTTGAAGCTTCAGTTGCTCGTGGCCATAAAGAAGCCGGCACAAAACTACCTACATCTGTTGCCTATGGCATGAAAGATGCTGGTGAAGTTGCTGGTGTTGTTGACAAAAAAGACGATCAAAAAGGTGATTATACCAAAGGTGTTCCTTCTGCAACACCACCTGGTGCGACACCACCTGTTGGTTCTGAACCAGCTCACACATTGTCTGGTCAACCACAACAAACACAAGGTACTGAGCACGCTGTTTCTCAGGAAGAACCAACATCATACGAAAACATCCGTGATCGTATCAAGGCTAAATTGGCAAAACAAACAATGAGCCCAAATCCTGGTGCAACATTCCAGTCTTATGCTGAAGAAACCGAAGCAGAAGAAGAAGAAGTTGTTGCAGAGGAAAAAGAAGAAAAAGAAGGTCATGAGGACGAAAAAGAAGATAAAGCCATGATCAAGAAAATGATGAAGAAAGAAAAAATGAAAGAAGAAATGCAATCCGATGTTGATGCACTTCTATCTGGCGAAAATCTTTCTGAAGATTTCAAAGAAAAAGCAACTACCATTTTCGAAGCAGCCGTTGTTGCTCGCACACAATCTTTGGTTGAAGAAATCGAAGAAGCAATGGTAGAAGAATTCGAATTGGCTGTTGAAGAAGTCAAAAACGAATTGGCACAGAAACTAGATGACTATACCAGCTATATGGCTGAAGAATGGTTCAAAGAAAACCAATTGGCCATCGAAAAAGGTCTACGTGCTGAAATCGTTGAAGAATTCATTGATGGTTTGAAGAACTTGTTCATGGAACACTACATCGATATTCCAGAAGAAAAAGTAGATGTTGTTTCTGAACTAACAACTAAAGTAGAAGAATTGGAAGATGAATTGAATGAACAAATTCAATCTGCCGTTGAACTACGCAAAGAATTGAACGAACACAAAAAAATCGAGGCTATACATGCAGTATGTGAAGGCCTAACGCAGACTCAAGTGGAAAAAATGAAAACCCTCGCAGAGAGTGTTGAATTTACCACAGATGAAGAATACGCAGACAAACTTGTTACTCTAAGAGCATCATACTTTACAGAGTCAGTAAAACCTGCTTCTACCTCTGCGCTTAACGAAGAAGTTATTGTTGAAGATGAAAAGAAACCTGTTGTTTCTTCTGACCCAACAATCGCTGCTATCGCTTCCGCAATTTCAAAAACTGCGGTAAAATAAATAAAACTTACCGCAACTAGAAACTAATAAGGAGAATTTTAAATGTTTCTATCTGAAGAACTACAAAATAAATGGCAACCAGTTTTGGAACATCCAGAACTAGAAGCCATTAAGGATCCATATAAGAAGGCCGTTACTGCTGTTATCCTAGAAAACCAACAGCGTGAAATGGCTTCTGCCGCACAACAATTGAACGAAACAGCACCAGGCGTTTCTGCTCCTACCAACGTTACAGGCGGTGGTATTCAGAATTTCGACCCAATCTTGATTAGTTTGGTTCGCCGTGCTCTTCCAAACTTGATTGCTTATGATGTTGCTGGCGTTCAGCCAATGACAGGCCCAACAGGTTTGATTTTCGCAATGCGTGCTAAGTACAATGCACAAGGTACCGCTGGTTCTACCGATGGTAACGAAGCATTCTACAACGAAGCTAACACAATTTTCACCGGTACACGTTCAAGCATTAACCCATTCGGTTTTGCTAACAGTGCATTGGGTGACACAAGCAATAACCCAGTTGCATCTTTGACAGCTAACGCTTTCACAACTGGTGTTGGTATGTCTACAGCTTCTGCTGAAGCATTGGGTGCTACCGCTGAGACTCCATTCCAACAAATGGCATTCTCAATCGAAAAAGTTACTGTTACTGCTCGTAGCCGTGCTTTGAAGGCTGAATACTCTCTAGAACTTGCACAAGACTTGAAAGCAATTCATGGTCTTGATGCTGAAACAGAATTGTCAAACATTCTGTCTACAGAAATTCTAGCTGAAATCAACCGTGAAGTTATCCGTACCATCTATACAGTTGCTGTTCCAGGCGCTCAATACGGTACAACAAACGCTGGTACATTCGACCTAGACACAGACTCAAACGGTCGTTGGTCTGTTGAACGTTTCAAGGGTTTGATTTTCCAAATCGAACGTGATGCTAACGTTATCGCTAAGCAAACTCGTCGTGGTAAAGGTAACGTCATGATCGTTTCTTCTGACGTTGCTTCTGCTATGGCAATGGCTGGTGTTCTACAGTACACACCTGCTCTAAGCGCTGACCTACAAGTTGACGATACAGGCAATACATTTGCCGGTTTGTTGCACGGTCGTATCAAGGTTTACATCGATCCATATTTCGGTGGTTATACAAGCAATCAAGAATTGGTTACAATCGGTTATAAGGGTTCTTCTCCTTATGATGCAGGCCTATTCTATTGCCCATACGTTCCTCTACAAATGGTTCGTGCAGTTGACCAGTTCACATTCCAACCAAAAATTGGTTTCAAGACTCGTTACGGCATGGTTGCAAACCCATTTGCAGAAGGTACAACAGTTGGCATGGGTGTGTTGAACGCACGTGCAAACAAGTACTATCGTATTTTCGCAGTTCAAAACTTGATGTAATTTACGAAACCACCACAGAGTGGTACTTACAAGGGGTGCTTCGGCACCCCTTTTTTTTGTCTCCTAAATACCTCATAAGGAGATAACATGACTGTTTTAACCAGAACACCTGATAACACAAACCCATTACAGCCTACAAAATTCTTGTTGACATTCGCAAGAATTCCGGCAACGCAATATTTTTGCCAAGAAGTTAATATACCAGGCGTGACTTTGGGTGAAGTTGATCGTTCCACTCCTTTCTTGGACATGTATTCACCTGGTACCAAATTGAAATATGATCCACTTGATGTAACATTCATGGTGAATGAAGATATGCAATCTTGGAAAGATATGTACAACTGGTTTACATCGATTGCCGATCCTGATGGTTTTGAACAACGTGATCACTCCAGAGAATTGCAACAAAACAAAAAATTTTCTGATGCCACTTTGACTGTATTAAGTGCGTTGAATAATCCAATTATTCGTATTCAATATAGTAATGCCTTTCCATTAACGATGGGTGATATTAAATTTGATACCAAATTGTCGGCCGAAACAATTATAACCTGCACAGCCACATTTAGATATCAGTCATACAAATACTTGACTTGATTGTATATTTCTGATATAATGTACATTATTTGTTTTTTGAATATAAAATGGAAACACTTGAACAAATTTTAAAACTTTGGGAAATCGATGCGGTCATCGACCAAACAGAACCATCGAAAGAACTTGCAAAAATTCCCACACTTCACAGTAAATATTTGAACATTCTTACCAAACATAAGATTGCGGTGAAGAAGGCTCAGTTTGATTATTATCGTATGAAAAAAATTAAGACGGAATATTTTACTGGTAAACTATCGCAAGAAGAATTAGACGAAAACGGATGGGAACCATTTCAGTTTGTATTAAAATCTGATATGTCCACATACATGGAAGCCGATAAAGACCTTATCAAGATTTTGGAAAAGAAAATCTACCATGAAGAATGTGTATCTGTCATTGAATCTATCATGCAAGAACTTAAACAAAGAACCTGGCAGTTGAGAGATTTTATATCATGGGAGAAGTTCGTTGCAGGCCAATGATATCATAATTACAAAGAAAAACGAAGTATACGCCAAGATTGAATGTGAACGCCACGTGGCGATGGAATTATCAGAATACTTCACATTCTATGTACCTGGTTACCAATTCGTTCCTGCGTTTCGGAATCGTGTTTGGGACGGTAAAATACGTCTATACAATCTACAGACAAGCCAAATCTATCTTGGTCTCCTAGAATACTTAAAATTATTTTGTGAAGAACGTGGTTACACATACGAGTTTGAAGAAACAGAAGATGAGTTTAGTGTATATCACGCACAAAAATTCTTTGACTCTTTGAATTTACATTCCAAAGGCCGTGAGATACAGGTCATGGAACACCAACAAAATGCATTTATACATGCGATGCAAAAACGGAGAGCATTACTTTTATCTCCAACATCTTCTGGCAAATCATTAATCATCTATCTTATCTTCCGCCAATTATACGAATATCAAAATCTCAAAGGTTTAATTATTGTTCCAACCACATCATTGGTTGAACAGTTGTATTCAGACTTTGGTGATTATGCATCGTTTAATGATTTTAATATTGAAGATAAAGTGCATCGTATTTACCAAGGTAAAGACAAAGTAACAAACAAGCCTTTGACAATTTCTACATGGCAATCTTTATACAAAATGCCACCAGAATACTTTGAACAGTTTGATTATGTAATTGGTGATGAGGCACATAACTTTAAGGCACAGTCTTTAACATCTATTATGACTGCGGCCGTTAATGCAAAGTATCGCATTGGCCTGACAGGCACTTTAGACGGTACTAAAACACATAAACTGGTACTAGAAGGTTTATTTGGTACTGTTAAATCTGTTACAACCACCAAAGAATTGATTGACAATAATCAAATCTCTGCATTGAATATCAAATGTCTTGTTTTAAAACATCCGCCAGAGAAAGCGGAAGAAGCCAAAAATTGGACATACCAAGAAGAAGTACAATATTTAATTGGTTGTCAAGATAGAAATAGGTTTATTCGTAATTTAACCATCAGCTTGAACACAAACACATTGGTGTTATATCAGTTGGTGGAAAAACACGGAAAAATATTATACGACATGATTAAAGAAAAAGCAAATGGTCGCCAAGTTTTCTTTGTACATGGTGGAGTTGAAACAGAAGAACGTGAACTAATTCGTTCAATTATGGAAAAAGAAAATGATGCAATTGTCGTGGCCTCTTTTGGAACTTTTAGTACTGGCATTAATATTAGAAACCTGCATAATATTATTTTTGCGAGCCCGTCTAAAAGCCGCATACGAAACTTGCAGAGTATTGGTAGAGGATTGCGTAAATCTGATGGTAAAGAACTCGCAACTCTATATGACATTGCGGATGACCTCAGATACAAAAAAAGAATGAACTTCACCTTGCAACATTTTGTGGAAAGAGTGAAGATATATAATGAGGAGAAGTTCCCTTTTAAAGTTTATAATATAGGGTTAAAAAATGGCAATTGAAATAATCAGATTTAAAGACGGACTGGATGTAATCACAGATGCATTTCATGACGAAACAAATAACGTAGAAATAAAAAATCCAATGTTATTTCAAATACGCAACCAAAACCTTGTGTTGCAACACTGGCTGCCTTTGTCTGTGATGAAAGGTGAATCTACTTTTGTGGAAAAAGATACTATTATGTGCATCATGGAACCCAATGATGACTTTAAAGAATATTATGAAAATACGGTAAATGTCTTGAAGAAAGAACTCAAGTCTATAAAAGAAGAAAAAGATTCTGGTGTGGATGTTATGGAAGCAATTGCTGAACTAGAAACAAATAAAAATATAAACATCCATTAATATCATCGGGGCTACACCGTGAACTATATCACATGTCAAGCCCCCTGTCAACAAGTTTTTTTGGTATATTTTAAAATGAGAGTATGAAATGAGTAAACAAAAACATTATATTAACAATGCAGATTTCCTTAAGGCATTGGTAGATTACAAAGAAGAATGTAAAACTGCCGAAAAAGAGGGAAAACCAGAACCAAAAATTCCCAATTACATTGGTGAATGTTTTATGAAAATTGCCGAAGGGTTATCACACAAACCCAACTTCATTAATTATACCTACAGAGATGAAATGATTGCCGATGGTATTGAAAACTGTCTGATGTATTTCAATAACTTTGATCCGACCAAATCAAACAATCCATTTGCATACTTTACACAGATTATCTACTACGCATTTCTCCGCAGAATACAAAAAGAAAAAAAACAACTGTATGTGAAATATAAGGCCACAGAACAAGCTGGCATACTAGATGAATTTGAAATGTTGGAGTCTGCCGATGGTACGATGAAACAATTTGAATTGTACGATAATATTGCAGAGTTCATTGAGAACTATGAAGAAGCCAAACAAGCTAAGAAAGATTCTAAAGCTGTCAAAAAACCAAAAGGTATTGAAAAATTTATGGAGTGATATATGAAAATTGGATTTACTTGTTCATGTTTTGATTTGTTTCATGCAGGTCACGTGATGATGTTGAAAGAGGCAAAGACTCAATGTGATTACCTAATTGTTGGATTACAAACGGATCCCACAATTGATAGAAGTTTTAAAAATAAACCGGTACAATCGGTGTTTGAGAGGTACGTTCAACTTGAAGCCTGCAAATATGTGGATGAAATTATACCTTATGCCACAGAAAAAGAATTGATGGACATATTGACTTCTTATGCGATTGATGTTAGAATCATCGGTGAAGAATACCGTGACAAACAGTTTACGGGATATAATTTACCTATGGCGGTTTATTTTAATAGTAGACAACATAGTTTTTCTACAACCGAATTACGACAACGTGTAATTGATACACTTAAGAAGAATGAAAATAGCGCTAATAACTGATCAACACTTTGGTGCTCGCAATGATGCGGTACACATTTTAGATTATTACGAAAAGTTTTACAAAGAAGTTTTCTTTCCAAAGATTAAAGAGGAAAAGGTTGAAGCAGTACTTATTCTCGGCGATACATTTGACCGTAGAAAGTACCTAAACTTTTATACTTTAAAACGCACCAAAGAAATGTTTTTTGAACCTTTGGCCTATATGGATATGGATGTTCATATTTTGGCAGGCAATCATGATACATATT